AGGCGAGCATACACTAATTCTTTCGCTGTATCTACTCCCACAGGGAATAGGTTGATTTTACCGATATTATTCTTGCTTGGCCTGCCGATCACAGGCTTACCCTCACCGCCAATACCCTTGATGGCGAACACCCGCTTACCCGCACGGTTTCGTGCATAGTTGTAAACTTGCTGCGTGTAGTGGCCACCGCTATCGATGCAGGCCGATCTGAGCGTCATGTCACCAGATAGAGGATGTGTATATGTACGCTGCAACGCCCTATCCAGATCAATCCATAATTCCGCTGATGATGGATCACCATATAAGACGTTGTAGTCGATTGACCAACTTTCCTCGCCACGGCCCCAGCCAACTATCTCATATTCCAATCGATCATCTTGAACATCTACCCCAGCAGTCAGCATCAAGACGCCCTCAGGTAGCTCATCGCCCCAATCCTCTGCCCGATCAATCAGATCATATTCATCAAGCATCTCGCCCTGCTCTTCCCACGTCTCGCCCAAAGTCGTGTTTACCCACGTCCTGAGCCGCATAGGATCACGCTTGGCTGCGATAAACTCGCCAACAATCTCATCAAGCCGCGTCCAAGGCGAATACAGCGCTGATAGGTGAAAGCCAGCAGTCTTGCCATCGCCGGTATCTGTCTTCTGCCAAGATCCATACCGGATAGCGCGAAACCGATCAGCATCATCCCAGCAAGACCCGCAATGCTCGCAGCTATATTCGGCAGTATTCGGATCATTATTGCTGAACTTAACATTCGCCCACTGAAGCGTCTGCTCGCCATCGCAATGCGGGCAGCTAACGAAGAACTTGCGCTTATCGCTTTCCTCATACGCCTGCTCAATGCGAGATGCGCCCTTTTCAGTCGGGGTGCTAACCAAGATAATCTTGCGGTTCCAGAATGTAGCGGAACGCTTCTTCGCCAATGATACGGGATCACCCTCTGTGCCAGCAGAGACAGGATAGCGATCAACCTCATCGCATAGAATAATGCGGCATGGGCGTGACGCCAATGAGCTAGGCGAATTAGCACCACATGCAGTAACATGACCACCAGCAAAGACTTTGTGCAAAGTTGTGTTGCCACTGTCACGCGATCTAGGATCACCGATCTTATCCAGCAACACAGGCGTATCGCGTATCGCAGGGGCAAGCCTATCCTTGCTCCAAGTCTGCGCCATATCTAGCGTAGGCTGCACAACCAACATAGGCGCTGGATCTTGGTGAATGTGAAAGCCAACCACGTTATTGATTAGCTCAGTCTTGCCAATCTGCGCAGCAGTCATCAGGACGATGCTCTCCACATTCGGATCAGAGATAGCGTCCATCATGCCACGCTGATATTCTGCGCGTGAAGTTGACCACTTGCCCGCCTCCGCTGAACTCTCGCTAGATAGCTGGCGAAACTGGTCAGCCCATTCCGATACAGTCAACTTTGGTGGCGGCTTCAGCGCTCGCCGCATCGCCTCAACTAAACGATGTTCAAGCTTCTTCGCTTGACGCCGACTGACGGTATCCGACCAGTTCACTCAATGCCTCTTTGACTGCTTCTTCGATTATCGCTTTGCATTCCTTAACATCCTTAGCTGCGTTTACTTCAGCAGCAACCTTGGTTGGCACAGCAAGTAGCTTGACCTTCGATTTTAGCAACTGATCCTCAAACTGCTTCACGATGTCATCGATCTTAACTAACTCGCCACGGCCAATCGCATTCTCCATCTCCTTCGCGTCAGCCTGCTCCTTGGCCAACCTCGCACGTTCAGCAGATAGATCAAGACCATCTTCGCTGTAACGCCCAGCCGCAATCTCACGCAGATGGTCAAGATACTGCTTGGAGCATTCCTCATAAGTATACTGCCCACGCTCGCGCTCTTCGATGATACCACGGGCTACGAAATCTTTAAACGTGCTTACATTTACGCCCAGCTTTGCCGCTATTTCACTTTGTGATGCCATGTCTCACCATTTTTACATGCTATCATATAGCTATAACCATAGATTTCACAATGCTATATTTAGTGTCTCCCCCCTTATAAGACCCCTATCACTAGAAAAAAATCGTGGTGCGAACTACCCGCATGGCTGACGTTGTGGGAGTACCTTTGCAGCCGCAGAAAAACCATCATTGGCGCAAGTGTGCTTTTCTTGCATCATATCAATGGTTTATTTGCAACACCGCAAAATTGACACCGCCAGCGCTGCATTGCAGCACGTTTTATGCTGCGCTTGCATTGCACGTTTAAGGCGATTGCGCCGCGCTTGATTTGACGCGCAAGCGCTTGGCCAAAGCCGCGCAAGCTGGCGAAATATCGCGGCAAATATGAGGGCAAATTTTTTTTACGCTGTGCTGCGCTGTGCTGCGCTGTGTTGCGCTGTGCTGTGTTGCGCTGTGTTACGCTGTGTTGCGCTGTGCTGTGTTGCGCTGTGCTGTGCTGTGCTGCGCTGTGTTGCTCTGTGTTGCTCTGTGTTGCGCTGTGTCGCGCTGTGTTGCGCTGTGTTGCGCTGTGCTGCGCGTTACGCACAAAAAAACCGCGCATGATAGCGCGGCGCGTATAGGCAACAAAAAAGCCGCGCTAGGCGGCTTAATTGGTTTTTATAAGGTAAAGTGCAGCGTGACCAGAATAGCTAACCCCACAAGCTTAATTATGCGATCTATTGTTTCAGCTTCCATAGGTGCCCCATTGTTTCGCGCTCCAAGCGCCGTTTTGCAAAATTTGCTTTTCCCTATCCGTGCAGGGAAAAGAACGGCCGATTGCGTCAATTCGCTCGCAATCAACTAAGCAAACAAGCGATGGAAAGCGCGACATAGGATCGCCGTTAAACCAAGCGCTATACTTTGAAGCGCGGCCGTCTATTGTGATTTTGTGGAAGTAATGAGTTGCTTTCATGCGTCTTCACTTTGCAAGCGCTGCAGAAGCTTGCTTTCTTCAAAATCAGGATCAAAGATACCATTACCCGCGCCGTGGTCTATTACTTCCATTTCAACTTCAGCCATAAATTCGCGCAAATCATACACGTCAATTTTAGCGCCGCCTAGCGCGTCAATAATGGCGGCTTGCAATAGGGTTTCAATTTCATTGCAATCCCATTCAGCAAGCGGCTTATCAAGCCATGCGTCAAGCTGATTTGAATAGTGGCTTATAAATCCATCATATGACGTAAAACGCGACTTAATAACGGCTTCAAGCGTTGCATGTTGCACGGCGTCAAATATTTGTTGCACGGCGTCAAAATCAATGCGGGCGAATATCCTATCTGTGGAAAAGTTATAGTATTTTGGGCTTTGAAGCGCCGCAAACTTATGACCGGTTAGAATATCAACCCCGATCAAATCGCTGAACTTTTCCAAAAATACTTCAATATGTAAACGGCTTACCTCATCGCGGGCGCTATCCCATTCAGCGATTGACCATAACTCTTCAGCGATTGCTTCAGCGCTTGCGCCTATTTCATCCGCCAAATATTCAGCCAAATTTTGACCCGATCTATCAAATTCGCTGTCATATATTGAGCAGTAAAAGCCGCAAAATGGGATTCCGGTTTCAATTTGATTTTGCATTGTTTAACCCTCCAAAGCTTGCGCGGCTTCAAGCTTGCGCTTTGCTTGCCTTGCTTCAATTTGGCCTAATTCGCGCAAGCGCTGAGCGTAGTATTCTTGCGGGTCTATAGGGAAGTAAAAATGCTTTTCCGCTTGCTGGCGGCTCTTGCAGCAATCCTCCAAGCTTGCGCGTTCTACTACCGCGCCAAATAAATCAAACACCACTACGCGAAAGCCGCGCCGCGTGTTGCGCATATCTAAAGAGACGCTTTCTATTATCTTAAAAAATAGACCGTCGCATATCGCGCGGGCGTCAAGAATACGGGCATGATGATAACGCAGCGTTTCGTCATCGACATAATGAGTTTTGCCGCGCAAGTTTTGTTGCGCGTTTTGCTTTCCTAAGCGGTAGCACTCCAAGCGAAACACGCGCAAACCCGCGTTTTCGATTGCTTCAATGGTTTTTGCATATGGTTCAATTACTTTAATCGGCATTTATTATCCCTCCAATTTGTCAATATTTGCTTTTAGTTTTGCGGCAATGCTCTCAATATCGCGCAAGCTATCTTTTGCGGCTTGCAAGTTATCCGCTTCAATAAAGCCGCGCACCATTAAAGCCGCGCCGTTGATTGCGCCAGCTTGAAAGAGCATTGTTTCCTTGTTTCGATCATAGGCCATTTTTATCCCTCGCAAGTAAGATTGATATAAAAGCCGCCATTATTTGGCGTCATAAATCCAACGCCGCAATCGTCCGCGAAAACATCCAAGAGCGCGAGATATGGCGTTGAATAAAGCGCCGCAAACATAAGCGCCAAAGCGATAAACCAAAACGCTAAGTCGCGTATTCTTATTTGATGATCCATTTTACTTTTTCCTTATATATAGCGCGGCCACGATAGCCGCTAACTCGCAAATATATCAAAACGCTATCAAAGCAAAGCAAAAAATCACACGCCAGCCAAAACCGCGCCGCGCCGCGCAGAATTTTTGCGCCGCTTTTGCTATTGCGAATTGATAGCAAAACGCAATCAAAAGGCGATTGCATAAATCCCGACAATTTCAATCGTGCTATCAATGCGAATGTTTGAGCGTTTTAGTCGTTTAACCGATTGCGAAAGTTTTTTGCGTGGCCAAAATATCACGCGCCACAATGCCAAGCGCTTAAAATATCATGCCGCAACGCAGCAAAATCCATGCCGCGCCGCAGAAACAAACGCGCAAAAAATCAAAAAAATGGGTGCAAAATCAAAAACTTAGGCACCCCCACGTGGAAAAAGCTCACCCCCACGTGGAAAAAGCTCAGCCCCCTACGTGGAAAAAGCTCACCCCTACGTGGAAAAAGCTCAGCGCAGTTTCGCGGTGCGAAGCGCCTGCTTCATAGTTTTCTTCAGCATGAGTTTCATATGCTTGCTGGCAAACTTATTCATCAATCCGTGGAAGTCTGTTTTCTTCTTATAGTGCGGCATATGGTCAAGTATGTGGAACATCTTCTGCGGCCTGCCCTTGCCCGTCACACGATAGATACCGCCCGTCTTATTGCCACCGCCAAACTTACCTAAGCTATGCGGGCCAGCCGCGAAATACCTCACGCCGCTCTTGCTGTACGGCTGCTTGATGCCAGCGCTCACCTTATTGACCTGTGACATCAGAATGTTGTTCTTGCTGCCTCCAGTGCGGCTCGT